TCTGGCTGTGGCGAGATTAAATTCGCTACACCACCAAGAATCATGCTTGCGCCAATCGCACTAATTGCTGTACCCAGTGCAGTACCAAATACGCCACCTGCTACTCCAATCGCGCCGACAGCAGGAACAGCAGCAGCCGAACCTGCAGCCAGAAGACCACTCCCAAGTGCTTGAGTGCCAAAGATGCCTGCCCCAGGCAGCAAAAATGAAGCCGCAACTAGACCAACACCAATCAAAATCTGATTCGTCGATGCTCCACCACTGCCGCTGATCACCGGCACAAGCATCATCGGCCTGCTGCCAAACGGTAAATGCAGTTCGTCATATCCCATCGCCGCACCAGACTGAATCAGCTTGTAGCCAACACCGTTCTGGTGCGCTGTCACCAAATCTTTCTGCAGCCTCGGATAATTAAGACAAAGCAGCTTGATCGCGTCTGCTGGTGTCCTTAAGTTGTAATACTCGTGTTGTGTGCCGTATTTTTCGCCCAGCTCACCGGCTAACATCACCAGTTGCATAGCGGTAAACGGCGGCAACGCTCTGCCTATAGTACCGTCCAAAAGGTTCTACCGCACTCAAGCTGTTGAACCGTTGATGCAAAATCTCATCCGCACCAACATAAATTGCTGCGTGCATTGGCGTCCTGGTCATCAGCTTCATGATCACCATGTCCCCAACCTTGCGTGAGTTGAAATCAACTGGACGAAAGCCGCACAACTCAGCTTGCTCTAAAAATATGCTGCTCGTCGTCTCAAGATCCTCTGGCCTTTTAAAATCTGGCAACAATACTCCTCTTAGCCTGTAGTAGTCACGGATTAACGTGAAACAATCCTGCGTTCCATACACAAACTCTTTGCCTATCAAGGATCGATAGTTGACCATTCGCCGTCAGGAACAGAATAGATATGCCATACAAGCTTAGTTTGACTGCAGCTTTTGCGATCTGGCTCACTAGCTTCACCGCCTAACGGGTGAGAATGCACGACAGCTTCAATCGTTCCAGACAACATCGCTTCCATATAGTCAGTGGCGTTTAGGATAAAAGTCAGCTCTGGGTCGTCTGCAACGTTTTGGCACGGCCAATACTTGCCATTAACAAGTAAACCGCAAGCTTCTTTTGGGTACTCAAGAATTGCGTGGTTTTCCGCCTTACGCCTGGACTCTTGATCCAAGGAATCCCCCGTATGGAATCGATACATCATTCTTGCCTTCGTTGTCTGGAAAGCGAAGCCTGCAACTGCTCACCCGTTTGCCGCATACATCAAATTTGTCCACAGCCTGGTCAAAGGTCAAACTATTAATTGAAGCCAGCGCCTGCATTTCAGCTTTGGAAATCTCGATGTCGTCAACCTGAAAATACCTTTTGGCTACATAGCCGCACTCGGTTCCCCTATACCTCCAAGGACAAAACTCAGTCACTTGACGACGTGGCAATTCAAGATTTGTCAGGTCAAGTTTGGCTGTCAGCTCAAATTCAACAAATGCCAAGTTCTCATTTGCCACCCTGTCGATATACCAAACCTCTTCTGTCTTTGCGGCTGGATCGGCAGTTGCATTGCCACCACTAAAGTTAGCTGCGTCTAAGAATTTTTTAAACGTACGAATACGCACCACCTGCGCTTTGAGTGGGTTGTAATTTTGCTGAACAATTAAAGAGCTAATCGCACCATTGGCGTTGGCAACTTTTAAAGTTGGTCGCGCAATCATACCTTGGCCTGATGTCTCAAGCCCCGTCATCTCTACAGGTACAGCAGGATAGGTCTTGCCGTCAAAAACAATGTTAGTGATAAGGTCATTCGTCCCAGGGTGATAATAAAGTGTTTCCTCAACATTATTAACGGCTTGCGTTAACCGCACCTCAAACAAGTCAATGACTGCTGTTGGCTCAAGTTTTTGCAGCTCCTCAAAATATGCAGGTGCCGCTGTGCGTAAGTCTTCAACAAACTGGGGCGTGTTATCGCTCATGGCTCAAATACTTGCACGAATGACGTGACGATCTCCGCTCGATCAACAAATGGAATCGTCTTCGTCCATTCTGTGCAGATAAATTTGCTGCTGGTCGCTTCGCCAGGTGGAGTGTAGGTAAAAGTTTCTACACCACCTCTTGCATCAAGGAAGTCTTCGATCGTGTCAGCTTCTGTTTCTGACACACGGAAGGTCAGGTTATAGATCTTTGGATTTTGGTTGATGCCAAACGTTGCACGCTGGCTATAGCCGCTCCCAAACTGGGAGATACGCACCTGTGGTGCGCTTTGCTTCGTCATCCCTGGTGCGGGATCAAAATTGGGGAAGGCACTCATTAGCGGGACAATAAGCCTCCAGGTCGTTGTTGCTTGATCAATTCTGCCTGCACAGCCGCTCCAATCAACCCTCCGAGCTGCTTACCGGCACCACTGTCACCTGAAGCGGAACTGCCTTTGGCATCAACGTTAACGACAACGTTTGTGCTGCTGACTCCGCTACCACCGCTACTAGCACCAAGCTTGTTGTTTGGAATGATTGTGCCAGAAGTGTTTGGGACAAATAGCTCAGGGCCTTTCTCTCCAACCATGTAAGGAGAGCCTTCCGAAACAGGACCGCCTTTAGCCTTTCCGGGAATACCGGGTACACCGCTAAAGAAGCTCAATCCGATTTTCAGTGCTTGCATTTTCACTTGAGCTGCAATTATTTCCACAGCCATATCCAAGAAATGATCTGCTGTTCTTTGGAACAGATTCGCTAACGCTTCACGGGCGCTCATGCTTCCGTCAATAATTCCCTTAAACGATTCAGAGAACGCATCCCCAATCGTGGTTGACAATTCAATTATTCGGTTAGTTGGGTCAAGCAGGTCATTTAATCCGCCCTGAATTGTAGCGATCTGATCTCTAATTCTTTCCTCAGGCGTCTTGCCTTTGCCAGGCCCTTCAGCTGCCTTGCCCTCGATCAAGCCCCTTTCTTCTTTTAAATCATCTATTCGCTGCCTAATCTCCTTAGCTCGTGCGCTATCTATATCGAGCATAAGTAAGTTTGTTTCCGCTAGTTTAATTAGCTCATCTTTTTGTAGTATTAACGCAGCAGCTTGCTTATTGTACTCAACAATTCTCTTTGCTTCAGCGGGAAGTACACCTTCCATGATTAGGCGATTGTATTCTTTTGAAGAAGCAAGGTTTGCTGCCTGGCTGTCTTGAATTTGTTTTAGCGGAGCGACTGCGTCTCTAAGGGCTTTTGCACGTTTCTGTTCTTGGTCAAACGCAAGCTTTGCCTCAGCGTTTGTTTTGATTTGATTAGCTAATTTTCTTTGTTCGGGCGCTTCACTTTGGTCTTTTAGTTTGGCAATTCTTTCTAAAGTTTGTTCGTATTTTACTTCTATTGCAAGCTTTTGGGCTTCCGCAGTGCCTGCTACTTTGCTTTGCGCTAATTGACGTTCCAGGCTGGCGGTAAGAGCACGAGCCTGTTCAGCCTGCTTGCCTAGCTTCGCAGAGCCCCGCTCTATCTTTTTATTTTTACGGTCGACCGCTTCTTCGCTATCTCGCTCAATCTGTGCAATTTTATTATTAAATTCAACAATATTTTTATTTTGAACTTCTTGTAAAGATCCATTGGTTTTCAGGAATTGGCTTTGATTTTTCTTAATAGCTTCTTCAGCCTTTTGATTTTTAAGACTCATCTCTTGAGCAGCTTGAAATTTCAGTAAGGTGACATAGTCAGCATTAGTTAGATCTCTCTTTTGCGAAGCTAACGCAAGTTCAGTTTTTGTTATTGCAGCATTTTTTAAACCAAATGTGCTTAGGAATTGAGTGGTCTGCAATTGCTCCGATGTAGTTTTAGCCAGTTGTTCAGCGTCTGCAGTTTTCCCTTGAGCAAGTAATCTCAATTTATTTTCAATGCTCAGCAACTCTTTCATATCTTCTGCAGATAAACCACCCATCCCACCTGCCGCTCCAACAGTAGCAACGACTGTCAGCTCATTTCTTCTTTCTTGGAGTTTTTTCGCCTCTGGAGTATCTAAAGCTAAGCCAGCTTGTAGATCATTTCCGGCTTTAAGTGCGTTTGCTATAAACCCTGGAATACCTGCGAAGAATTTGGCTGCTGCTGATTGCATTTGCGCCATAGCTCTTGCAAATTCACGCCCCAAATCTGCAGTTTCTGCGCCAAAACTATTAAGGGCATCTACTCCTTCGTTCCCAACAGTTGCCGCTAGAAGTGCAGTTGCAGCCTCAAGAGCTTGTTGCTTCGTACCAAGTTGTTCTATGGCCTGCAAAGCCGCACCAGCTTCAGTCCCAGCAAAGCCTGCGGCGTCAGCTAAAGCTTCAATATCAGCTGTAAGCGGGTTAAGTGCTTGGCCAAGTTCTGCACTTCCTGCAACAATCTGATCAGCAAATGCTCCAAACTGAGTACCGACCAAAGACAGCGCAAAGCCCATTTGGCCGCCAATCATGCCGCCAGCAAAACCACCTATACCACCGCCAATTGCCGCTCCACCGCCTTGCCCAAACAGCAGGGGAAACGCCCCACCAATAAGTCCACTACTGATTGCATTACTCCTGCGAGTTTGTCTATCAGTTTTTTGCCGTGCTATATCTTGTTCTAATTTTTTAGCTGCCGCCAAACCTGCTCTACGCCTAGCTTCTATGCGCTTTTCGCTGTCTTCGCGTATCTGTAAATATATTTTTTCAGCTTCCGTGGTTACTCGTATCCTGCGAGCCAATTCTTGATCAAACTTCGCCCCTTCTGCATCATCAGCCTTTATAGCCGCGCTAAGCTTCGTCCCGATAGCGTCAATCTCTGCATCAAGTCGTTTCTGAATACCTCTAATTTTGTCGTTATTTAATTCAATAAAAGCACGACGATCAGCTTGATTTACCTTGCCTACAAGTTCTATTTGTTTCTGTGCAAGCCTTTCAGCTTCTCTGCCTTTAGCAATAGCTTCTGACGCCAAAACAGAGGCTCTAGTCCTAGCCGCTCCGGCTACTGGATCAAACCCTGGAGCGGGTTCTGGGCCGAATGTAGGCTGACCGCGAAGATACGAACCAGCCATTGTGGTTTGCGCCCCGCGCTGGGTGGCAGAAGCGAGTTCAGCGTTATACGCTTTTAACGCTTGAGTTGCTGCACCACGATCCTGTATTTCTTGCCTGACTAATTTATTATTTAGGTCTTGAGCGTCATTGGAAGCAAGTAACGCTGTAACAAAACTGTCTAAGTTCTTTTTATACAGACCAGTCGCTTTACCGGCCTTGTCGGTTTCTATTTGAGTTTGATTTAAACTTTCATTTGCTTTTCTTAAAGCTTCATTGTAAGAGCTTAAATTTCCTATAGTAAATTTCTTTTTATTTACTCTGTCTACTTCATTAGAAAGACGCTCAAGTTGAGACTGAAACCTGTCAAGCTGTTTTACGCCCTTTACGCCGATCTCAATCTCAGCTCTATAGGCCACGACGGTTTCAGCGCACTGCGATGTCTAAGTTTAACGCCTACGACGCGCCTTATCCATTTCTTTCTTCTGCTCTGCATTGATCACGCCAAAATAGGCGCTCCAACCAATCAACTCCTCTTGCGTCATTGTGGTGCGAACCTCAGA